CTCGGTAGGAAGAATGTCTTCAGATAGAGTTACGTCCCCTGCGACTTTTAGTAGCGAAATTTCTGTTTTGTAAAAGAAAACATGGTCTACAATCATTTGAGAGAATTCTTCATCTTTTTTAAGTGCATTGTATTCTTCTGCAGTAATAACCTTGTTTTCAATTACAGACATTTCTTTTTGAGCCTCAGCCATCATTTGTTGACTAAGAAGAGCGAGTTGTGCTTCGTTTTCTTTTACTGCTTTTTGCAGTTCTAATTCCATACGTTCAGGTAAGATTTCTCCACTTTGAACGCCTTGTTGTAATTTTTGTTGAAGTTCCTGTAATTGAACCTGCATTTCTGCACTGGCTTCTGCAATTTGGGTATCTACCTGTTTTTTAACTTGCTCTACTTCTTGAGGACTAGGAATTTTTTGATAAAACACATTGCAATATTTCTTTTTGGATCGTTCATATACTTCAAAGTATTCAACCATTGGACTGTCTTTTCCGTCTTCATCATATCCTGCAGTAATTTCTTTGTATTGAAAATCAGAAGAAAACTCTGGTTTATCGGTATAATTATAATCGGTAGCCTGTGTGGAAGAGGATTTAACAATTTTTGCTTTGTATTCAGGATACAGTTTAATTAATTGTGCTTTGGGAAGTACTTTACGAATAATAATATGCGATGCATCTCGAAACAATGGGTCCCGTGATTTGGGATCGATATACACATCGAAAGGGTCAGGTTGTTGAATAACTACCTCTCCCATACCATTGTCCATATTGGGATCAACACATACCTGAAGAAACCCTAATGATTTGGTAATGGCATCGTTAATTACATTGGAATACAAAGTTTGACATTCTGATTGATTCCAAATATAATCAGCAACATCTGAAAACACTGCGGCTACATCACTATCCGATGCTTCGGTTCCTACTGCCTGCCAACGAGGAGTATTGGAGGTAGCATAATAATTTAACATTTCTACAACAGGGATAATTCGATTAACGGTAAAGGTAGGCATACCCTGTTCACGCAATGCTTCTACATCTTCTTCCGAAATTTGGTTATCAAGATAAAAATCATGACCTTCTTGGTTGATAACTTCCCAATCTTGTCTGCGAGAATCGTTTATAGCATTAAATAGTTTTCGTACTCTATTTGCTCGTTTGTCCTCTTTTTTAGCCATTAAGCTAATACCCAGTTTTTCGGACGGATTCTAGATTGTTTACGGAAAACTCCGTTTTCTTTGACGAGACTTCGAGGAGGGGTTGCGTATTTACACGCATAGGCAAGAGCATCAATCGTATCATCATGCGCCATGCGGTTGCCAAATGTAACTATTTCATGATGTAAATCGTAATGATTTTTTTTCATAAATATTTGACCAATAGCAAATCGTTGTTGAAGTACTTCTTGAATCCTATCTCTCTTGCTTTGCCTAGTTCCAGGTTTTTCTTCTTTCCATTTAACAGAAAAGTCATTTCTTCTCATAGATTCAGAACGAAGTGCTTGAAAGATAGGTCTGGACATAGTTGTGTCCTCAACTACTTGAAGTAAAGGATGATATTTATGTGCTAAATCAAACATATGGTCTACGATACCCATATTGTTTTCGCCAACAATAGACATAACAGTAAGGTCACGTTGCCTAATGTAATCAATTACATATATAGCATTATTTTGGTCTATACCAATTACCATTAGTACGCTGTAGTCAGAACCTCTTCTGTTAACATCTGTAGCAGGGTCTACACCAATAAACGTTTGAACTGGTTTTAGTTGGTCATCATGCCATACATATCCAATTTGGTGTTCGTCATTCCATTCGTAATGACCTTCCCAGTATTTTATATGCCTAGAGTTAAATATTGAATCTTCTTCACTTTGGACTTGCATCATGTATTCTTGATAAAATTTGTGAGGCATACCACTATCACGATAAAATTGCTTTTTTTCTTCGAGTTTTTTCTTAGGAAACCAACTATCCCATAAAGAATTTCCCTTATCATCAATTGCTTTGTATAGCTTTACATCCCAAGCAAAATCTTTTTTGCCTTCTTTTTTGGCTTGTTCACTATTGGTAATTAAGTTATTGATAAAAGAATCATAGTGAACAGGAGTACCGTTAATACGAAGCCTGCCAGTATGAGGCTCCAAAGCAGGATAAACAACCGCAGTGATAAGGTTTCCGTTTTTAGCTCGAGCTTCTGGAGTAAGTGTATTATTCTCATCTTCAAAATCATCCAATATAATTAAATCGTATCGTTTATGTAGTTTAGCTCCTCCACGAATACCCGATACGTTTGATTTCGAGAGAAGCTTACATCCATTGGAAAGTTCTATATCTTCTTCTGTCCATTTACGACCTTTCATATCTCCAAAGTAATATTTAATCTTTTCATTGAATTCCAAATGCGTCTTTACATAATCCATATTACCTGACGCTAACTTTTGTGTAGCAGATACCCAACCATAAAACAACGGATCATCTTTACTCGCAAAGCAAAATGACCATAACAAATCACATTTAGTAAGCACCGTCTTCCCATGACCCCGTGGCATAATAATCGCCAACTGTTTTTTGTCGTGATTCATAATGTCGTCAGCTATTTCATAATGAAACCACGGAGTCTCAGAACGCATAAAATCATCGGGAAGAAATAATTTACCAAAAGAAAGCATATCATTTTTTGCAAGTATATACGCTTCTTCAGCTTTGGATACGTTTTTTTTATTTATGTTTGCCACGACGTTTTACTTTAATAGAATTTTTTTTTAAATCAATTAAACGAGGACCCTCTTTTTTCCCCATAATTATTGTAATTACACTCTGTATTGCCTTTTCAAAGTTGTTCATTTCTTTTTTTTCCTTTTCCAACTTAAAGGGTTGATATTAAATTCTTTTTCGTAAAACTTTACTTTTTCTGCCAATTCCTGCCTTTCAATCCTTTCTTCCACGATATGCTTATCAAGTAGGCTCCCAATTTGTTTATTCGCATCCACCATTTTATCTTCCAACTTTCGTATGCGTGTTTCAACTTGCCAATAACCATATACCAACATTCCAATAAGAACGCATATTTGACCCAACCACTTAAGGTTAATAGAGACAATGGCATTATCATCAAGAATAGTAGTCCGATAACTTCTTGCGGTATCTGGTTTTCCATTAGTGTTTGCCATTGATTCGACTCAAACTTCCATCAATTCGAGACACTTGGTTGTCCAAATCATTGATCTCCTTCGTCAATGCGTCAAATTTGCGATCCAGTTTATCATCCGATTGATTCCATCTATTAATAAGCTTAATAATCATTCCTTCCATGTTTTCTAATGTCTCGGATTGACCTTTATTTTCTACCTTTAAACTTTCCAGGGTTTCCTGTTGTTTGGCTGATTTGTTGGATAAAGAAATAACAAGATATACAAACATAGCTCCCACTACGCCTATCATCCCTGCTTCGCCATATATAGCTAAAAAGTCCATAGCCTTCCTCGGATGTCGCTCTGCGACAAAAAATTTTTAAGACGACCTAGTCGTCAATTGCTTTTAATTCTGGTCTTTTAGCAGATTCTAATTGTTCAGTATCAAATCCTTGAAATACTGCGCCTGTGAGTTGCGTTACTTTGTTTTTCGGTACTACCTCAGCGGCATCCCACAACATTGAAAATGCTTTTAAGCGATCAACGGTGCGATCTGCACTATCGGCTTCAGCCTTTACTCCCTTAATAAGATAGTTTAGGTCAATACCTTCTTCTTTGAGTACCTTGTCGAGTTCTTCTTTCACTGCGGATACGATTCTCTCCTGTTTAATTAAAATACCACTCTTTACTTTGGCGTATTTCCGATTGGACGAGTTAAACGACTTTAAATACGCATCTTGTGGAGATAACCCATTGGCTAAGTATTTTGCAAACAAAGCTTCCTGAGCGGTAAGGTTCTTTCGTTCCTTTACCGAATCGAGATGGTTGCGACTTCCACCGAAAGAGTAAATATTTTTTCTCTTATCGGTATCCATCTTTGTATTGGCAGAACAAATAAATGTTCCTGTACAAGTGCCGACATAACGTACAGGTTTCTTGCGATGAAGCATTTCACCTGCTCGTAATATCTGTATGACACATCCGTCATCAGCAGTTACCCATTCTCCGATTCCTGAACTTCGCCAGTCAGAGCTAATAGGTAATCCTACTGGTATTTCGTCTACATATTCGTAAACGTAATTTTTAACCCCTTTAACAACGTATTCACGCATCACCCATCAAACCACCTGCATCATCTGCAGCACTAAACAATACATTGACAACTTCCTGTTTTAATGAAGGAAGATTCTCGACAAATTGATTGTTCATTTGTACAGATATTTGTTTTGTGGCGGTTTTGGGTTCTAGATCTACGATTTTTTGTTTTATAGAGTCGATTTCCTCGTTCTCTTCATCGTAAATGATCGTTAAGGAGTATTTTTTCATAAAGGAACTTAAAAATAAAAAACATACAAGTGTTGAAAAAAGATAATTCTTGACTTTTATGCTTAAATCCCTTAGCTTGAGCGCGTCCTTGAGCGCAAGATCTACATCACTTCTTGCGATTCTCAAGGTTTTTTTTAAAAAAATAAGCAACAGGCAAAGAACTTGGACACTTCTACCCTTTATTATAGCACTACCCGTGCGTTTTAACTACCCAACTTTCAAAAATTGAAGCATTTTGATATGGACCAAAGAATTGAAATGTACCCCCTTTGGTTTGGAAACGAGTTTCCGAATTGAGTTAATTATCAATTAGACATAAAAAGGAGAAATCATGTCAAATAATAAAGAATCAGTGAAAGTAGTCAGCCTAAGAATGTGGAAAGATGGTAACTGGGGGTATACTCTATCAACCAAGAACGAAAGACACACAGAGAAACAGTGTAAGAGTGGTCTAAGAATGTCAACCGTATCACCTAGATACCAGCAAGATGAGAATGGCAACAACATCATGAACCAAGACATCATGAAAGAACAAGCCACCTATAACTATCATTACATCGCACTCGATGATTATTATAATTCATTCGAGAAGTCAGAGGTAATTGAAGATGGTTGGACTAACAAAGCATATCTTGATGTTATGACTGGAGACTATGAACTCATCCAAGAGTAATCTAAACAGAAGTGGGGAGTCATCCCCCTTCAGAACATTCGGACAATAGTGTCGCTATTATAGTTACACACTAGTTAAACAGTCACCTTCTAGGCTTCACCGCATCGAGGCTTAGAGGGTGGCACAACATTTGGAGTTACATAAGTAATAAAACATTATTGGCTAAGATTAAAACGAGTCGGTGGCGTAAATAGACATGGTATGTTAGGTAGGTGCTAGACACTTTGTTAACCTCTGGTATTGGAGAGCTATAACACGAAATGATTTATCATTGGATTACCAATCTCCAACACGCCTCTTAGCCAAAGTATTAAGACTTTGAAACATAGTCGATAAACAGTTTCGCAAAGCAACAGACATAATAACCACAAACCATAAGGAGTTACAATGGAACATCAAGTTCTTGCATCCGTGACCATTTACATGGCAATCGGAGTAATGGCAGGAATGATCATAGCACCAATATGTATTGACATATCAGATCATTTCAGACACAAACGAACAATCAACAAGTTACAAACCGAACTAGCAACCAAGATAAAATGCAACGGTTGTAACAATTACATACCACAAAAAGAAATGTTTGACCTTACGTCATGCATTGATTGTTTTGAATTACACTACTTTGCCCAACACTCGGAGGAACCT